CCGGCCGGGATGGTGACGGTGGTGCCGCCACTGATGGTGGCGACCGCTGCCGCACCGGCAGCCGCGCCGACGGTGCACATGATGGTGGCGCAGGACACCGACACATAGTCGGGGGACAGGTTGACCGTGTCCCCGGCGCTCATCGCGTTCACGGAGTACAGGCAGACCAGCTCTGCCGTTCCCTCGCTGTAGCGCCGGTTGACGGCCTGGCCGATCGCCAGAACAGCCATCAGGCGGTCGTTGTCGGCAGCGACCAGTCAGGGCGCTCGCCGGGCTCGTCCTGCTCGATGCCCAGCAGGGCGCCGGTCTGGGAGTTGGCGGCCTTGTGCGCGCCGAACTCGGCGATGAAGGCGTCCTGGATCTCGGTCATGTCGCTCTTGGACAGGTCGGTCATGACTCAGACCTCGATCTCGACGTTGATACGGATCTGGTGGTTGGGCGGGAGGGTGTTCCCGATGTTGACGAACGCGATGCCGCTGGCTGTTCCGATCGCCGAGATGATCTCCTCGTAGAACTCCCAGGGGACATCCAGGGTCGTCTGCGTATTGAACGGGATCACGAACAGGGGGTTGGTCGCCAGCGTCGGGCCGGTGGTGCCGATCGTGGTCGCCGTGATGGCGAAGATCCCGGCGGTCGGGTCGGTCTGCGGGGTGTGGGTCTCGAACGGCTGGCCAGGGACAGCCGCCGCGATACCGGTACCGGACGGGGCGACCGTCTGCCGGAAGATGCCGACGCTGACCTGCTGGGAGGTGGGCACCGACGCCGCCGCGATCGTGCCGAGCTGGACGCGCCGCAGGCGGAAGCCCGACGTCGCCGAGCCACCCCAGTACCCCATATAGCCGTTGACGGTCGTGGTGGCGTTGACACCCGAGAGCTGGGCGGTTTGGGAAAGGATGGAGGCAGAGTAACGAGCCATGCGGGGGTCCTTTCAGCGGACCAACTGAACCGGTTCAGTGCTGTCGACGTTGACCACAATACGCTCAACCGTCTCCCGCATCAGCGATTCGAGCTGGGCTCGTTGCGGCCGATCGAGCGCGAGCTGCTGGACGGCGCTCGTGGTGAACCAGAACAGGGCCTCGGCCACCAGATCGGCCCGCTTCTCCTCCAGTCTGACCAGCCGCTCGTCCAAGCCCAGCTTCGCCATGTCGACCAGGGTCGAGCGCAGGTGACCGATCAGCTTCTCCCAGATCACCAGCTCTCCCCGGAGCTGCTCCCCACCCGCCCGCGTCTCAACAGAGAGACTGGTCAACGCGTTCACCCGAGCGCCAGCCGCCTCGAACGCGTCCCGCAGGATGCCCGCCATCCGGGACAGTTCGATCACGGGGTTGTCGACCGGCAGCGCCCGGTGGTTGTGCAGGCCCGGCTGGGCTTCCGGTGGCGTCGGCGCGATCGGCAGGGCGCTGATCCGGTCCGCCATGTTGGCGATCCGGGCCTCTTCGCGCCGCAGGCGGTTCTCGATCGACTCCCCGTTGCGCGAAGCCTTGCGGCGATGGGCGAAACACAGCTCGTCGTCGGGGGGACGGCGCCGACCGCACTGCGCGAGCGCCGGAGTGTGCCCTTCGCAGTTCTCAGGGTCGTGAATGGCTTTACACGTCTCACAGACCACTTTCAGGCTCCATTCAGGCTGTTTTTGGGCATTTTTCCGGGTTTTTCGGGCTTTTTAATGCTTTTAGCCCCCTTTTTCGCGTTTTTTCAAAAATGGAGGTCATTCTGGCCTCGATTCTCGCATCCGAGCCTGACTTACGAGTCGCCCGCGCGCGCCGGAGTCCCATCGCGTTCCGTCACCCACAACTACCTACCGTCACACACACACAGCGTCACCACCCGCCACCGGGCGCCGCGCACGCACCACGTGGTAGGCGCGGCGTGCGCCGTTTCACGTGGAACACAACGCGCGTGGTGGAGGGGGCGGGCAGTGTGATGAGGGTCACAGTAACAACTTATGCATAGGGGTTGTGGATAGTGGGTTGGGGGTGCACTACCTCGAGCCTGGGCTTGTGGCATCTAGGAAGGCGTGTGTTGCGCACCTCGCGCGTATGGTGCGCTCTGCGCAACATGATCCATTGTGCGTGCGGCCCTTGTATGCAAGCTTGTATGCATGATCATGGTCCGTTAGGGCACGCACCCGTGCCTTAAGGGAGGTATGTATGTATTAACCACATACATACCTCCACCCGGAGCACACGAAACCCCCTGCCCACAGTGGGTGGGCAGGGGGTGAGTGTTCAGGCTAGGGAACGTTTCCCGTGAAACGGCGCAGACGTCAGGCAGTGCACGTCGGGTAGTGCACGGGGTAGCTGTCGTCAGACTCATCCATGATCACCTCGTAGCAACCGCCCGCACCGTCCGGGGTGTGCACGTAGACGTGGCCGGGGTAACCGTCGAGCGATGCCTCCCCGGTGTCCCACGCGCACGGTCCAGCTGACGTGGCCAGCGCGCACGTCGGCATCGTCGGAGCGGGCGCGCCGAACGTTTCGCCCGTATCGGGGTAGACGACGCGCAACGGCAGGTTGCTCGCAGGGTCACCTGCCAGCACCAGGTAATCGGGTCCGGCGCACGGTGGCACCTCTGCGCCGTCCACACACCGTGCCAGCGTGGCCAAGGGGTGCACGCGCGAGTCATGGGTGAGCGTGGCCAGGCTGCCCACCCCCGCCCCCGATCGGGCGACTCCGGCGAACGTGGCCACGGCGAGCGCGACGACTCCCACGGCGACCCAGAGCGCGATCAGCGTGCGCGAGGTGCGGGGAGCGCGGGCCTTGCGCCGTCCGTGCAAGCGCTCCGGGTGGACCAATTGCAAGGCCAACTGCCTGTCGAGCTCGTGCGCGTAGGCGATGCGGCCCGATCCTGCCGGGACGTCCAGCTTGCCGAGTCTAAGAGACATGATCACTCCGTGGGTTGTGGGCGAGTAGAGCTGACGCTAGCTTACTCAGCTAGAGTCAACATTAGGTCAACTGAGTAGAGCTGAGTTGACCTGACGCATACCCTAGACGTAGTCAAGCTGAGTCGAGCCGACTAAGCTGGCAGAGCACCACTAAGGAAGCGGTTGGAAGGATCGGCCCGGACGGTACGGGGTGAACGCTCCCGGACTCTGGACCCAGACTCTTCACCGCACGAGCGGCTATAACCACGTAATCCCTGTCGACATGTCCGGGGCAATCGTGTCCCGCTCGCCGAGACGGGTGCAAGCCTTATGAGGGGTCAAGTCCTCATAGGGCACAAGGTCATATCCCACCGATAGAGGAGCCATCATGCGACTGTTCAATAACGTCACCACCCGCACCGTGTGTCTCACATGCGGCGCGACAATCGAACCGTCACCCGAATCCGGTTACTCACGTCAGACAATCGTCACCTATGAAGGTTGCCCTACCGAGTTTCCCTATTGCTCTAACCGTTGCGTCAACGCTGATAGTGATCGCGCGTCGGCACAAGCTGAGAGTGAGACGCCCGTAGCCTCCCCGCTGCTCGCGCTGGAACGTCAGATCAGCCGAGCGATCACAGCGATGCATGAAGCGGAAAACGCCTATGAGGCAGCACTCGAGGAGGAGTTCGGGCGCGACTTCGGCGAGAGCATGGCCATCCTTGCCCACAACTTGCGCCATGAAGACACCGAATATGAGTTTACAGTCGAGCGACTTACGGATGTTGCTCACCGTGAGCACGGGGTAGACATCGGTTCGGGGTACTCGCAAGGTGTCGCGCACGATATCGCATGGTGCCACTCATGCAAGCTAGGTGCCATCTATCGCTGAGTGTTCGCTCGGGATGTGCGGGTCGCCCGCACATCCTGATAGATCCCCCAACGATCGGAGAGACAGCAATGTCAGGTGAAGGTTTCGTCATCGACACGCCCGAAGGCATCGCCATGTGGCGCCTACTCTCACTACGTTCGATGCTGAAAATAGAGATCACAACGGGGATGAGTCACAGTAGGGGCAGCGTCATGAACGCGATACGCGAGACAGGCATCTCACAGAAGCGCACGAAACGTGGAGTGTTCGCAGACATCAATGCCTACATCGTGGCGCTACTCGGCCCCGAAGCAGACAGCAAGCTCTGAGTAGCTGCATACGGCGCGTGAATCGCTCACGCGCCGGGTGGAACCACTCAGACGACGAGAGAGAAGAATGCATTATGAGAATGATGGTTCCAATGGCAATGCCAGACGGTGCGGATATCGGTTACTGCTACGACTGCACATTGTCCGATGGCACGCTGATCAGACATGATGATATGTGCAAGGAACAGAATCACAAGGTGATTGTCCCGGTTTCCTATGAGGCAGACAGTGGCCCCGAAGATACCTACGACGAACACCACAGACTCACGAACTGAGTAGCTGCATACGGCGCGTGAGTCGCTCACGCGCCGGGTGGAACCACTCAGACAATCGCAGAGAGAGGCAAGACATCATGCATCTTAACGACATCATGTCATTCGATCACGTCGTTCAGTCAGACGGCAACGGCAACATCACGGACGTTCCGCTCGTGTGGGCGCCCGAAGTCATCGACAGCGAGGGAACACTCTCTCAGCACCCCGATCACGACGGGTGGCACGTACTCAACGGGTGGTCGGGACAGTCGTTCTACGCGGGACCCGTCATGCACCCAAGCGAGTACATCGGTGGAGGGTTGGCAGACTTCATTTACTCCACCGAAGGTCAGTACGTGGCGCTCGTCGTCTACGACATCTCAGACACGGACGACTCAGACACGGATGGCAAGTACGACGCAATCGGATGGGTCATCGCCATGCGACTCATCCCGGAAGGGGCAGTCAAGTGAATGTCATTCATCGACACGCAACACACACCGCCAGGGGCGACCGACATGCGTGTCCCACGGTGTGTGATATTCCCTGCGAACAGATACCGAAGGAAAATCTTGTCTTTACAGGGGGAGATGAAAAATCCGTCAATTGCCCAGAGTGCCTGACTGGCAAGGGCAAGCGACGGTGGAAGCGCCACTTCTGACCTTCCCTAGTCTCAACCGTCCGGCAACGGACGGCGGAGGCTATAGAACGTCAGACGCAATCACGGAGAGAGGTAAAGAAAATGATTCCTGGCATTGAGGGTATCTACGTGTACGCGACGGGTGCCAAGCGCAACGGAGACACGCCAGACAGCGGCTTCTGGCCACGGTTCGCCATAGCTGCGCACCGCAAGTATCACAACATCACGCTTGCCACGGTGGAGGATGTCTTGATTGCTCAAGAGATCGCCGGACAACTCGCCTATCTCTACGGGGTGCCGTGTGAGATCATGCCGTCCGCTCAAGCCGTCATCGACAGAGGGAAGGTGTAAGATCATGTATGACACGCCTAGCGATACGCTATGGGTATGCCAGTGTTGCATGTTGGCATCGGCCAACGGCGAGTGCTGCCAGGATCACGCGCGAGACGAGAGCGAGCGCGTCACCGAGCCTGGCAATTTCTACACTGGACCAATCCAACCGACCCCGATGCCATGGGCACGCTACGCGGATCGTGAAGGTCACGAGACGATGGGCCTGCTAAACAGTGAGCACGATGAAGACTGCGACGTGTTCAAGACTGGCATTCGGCCGGATGACTATGAGTGTGACTGCGAGACGCGCGATTTCTCGTGGTCAAGCTGCGACGGGTGCGGCAGCTCACTAGGTGGTGAGCGCTACGCGTTCACATGGTGGAGTGACTGACATTCTTTAGCCTCACCCGTCCGGCATCCGGCCGGACGGTGGAGGCTATGGAATACCAGGCACGACGAGACGAGAGGTGAGAGAAGCGATGGACCCGGAAACGACATTGGAACAACTGCGCGACCACATGGCACGGATCGGCGTGTGGGATTACAGCGACTGCGAAAATATCTACGAACTGTTCACAAGTCTGGACCAATGGCTCTCGCGCGGCGGTTTCCTCCCAGTGGATTGGACGCGCTGACATGAACGATCTACCTAAGTGCGAGACGAACGGTTGCACGGGACATCTAGGTAGGTTCTCATCCTGTCGTGACGAGAGCGTATGGGAGGGATCGTTAGAGGATTACTCGAGTTTCGGTGATGTCGACTGGGATGCCCACTACGCGCGCTATGACGCCGTAGATAACGAGGCTGAGCTACTTGATGAGCCCGATAACCCTCGCATGGTCGAGATATCGGCCGGTTACTACGTCGTCCAGACTCACACAAGCGGCATGGTGAGCGTGTGGCGCTACGACACGGAAGCAGAGCGGGAGGCAGTGCTCGAACCGCTGGAAGAAGCGTACGGCAAGTGGGAAACCGAAGACTACTGAGAGGTAAGACCATGTCTGCACCGAAGATCAGCACCGTAATCGGCCAGATTCATAGCCTGGAGCGGTTAAAGAACAGCGTGAACGGCAACCCACGGTATCGGATCCTCTTAACCGATGGATACGTACTGACCACTGCCCCCGATGCCATGATCTCATACAACATCGACAATCGAGAGTTCCGAGACATTGACATCAAGTTCACGCTAGACGGACGTGGCAACGTATATAACGCCGAAACACTCTGACCGACCTCTCCGTCATCCATCGACCGTAAGGCCGATGGGTGGCGGAGGATCTATCAGATCTCAACGGAAGGACAGAACGATGGTGGAAAGGACGCAAGTAACATGACTACTACTCAGAGAAAAGTATGGATTATCGGATATCGCAAGCTCACACCGTTGCGACTTAACGAGGTGGGCGAACGGTTCGTGTTGTACCTGTCGGACGGGTCAACTGTCAAGACTGCGCCTAGCTCATGGGGGGCACTGAAAGCCAGACACGAACAGTGGCATGACAGGACCGTCGGAATTACCGTGACCCATGAAGGCGTTACGGACATCTGGGAATGGGAGTAACGACAATGAACGGGAGTCATGCAACCAAGATGCTCATCCTGAACATCGACAACGACGAGGGTCTCTATCTCGAAGCTCGTAGACTGACGCGCGCTTTCTGGGACAAGGACGAACAGGACATCGGGCCACTGGCCGAAACACTGGAGGAATGGATAGAGGGGTTCTACACAGTCGCCGGATACGTCGAGTGCCAAGGTGGAGACATTACCCTAGCCGACTGGTACCGACAGTACGGCTCGATCGGAAAGGACGTCGGAGACTGGCGCGATGTCAACTGGCGCACGGTGGCGCTCTACTACGTGGACGACGTGTCATGAGCTGACAGCCCGAACCACGATGAGCGATAGATATCAATCTGACCGACCCGTCCGTCATCTCTCGACTCTCGACCGGAGTCGAGAGGTGGCGATGGATCTATCAGACCGATAGACCAATGAGAGAGGATAACATCATGGTCAACCTGGACGTTTACGATGCGGCACTCGCCAAGATCGACGCCGACCCTGCAAGTTGGGATCAGACCCAGTGGATAGGCACCTGTGGGACGGTGGCGTGCCTGTTCGGTCATATCGCGCTGGCCATCGACCCCGACGTCAACATGTGGGACGTCAAGAAGATCGCTACCGAAGCCCTGGGCATCACGGTCGAAGTGGCCGAGAAGGTGGCTGCCGCAGGCAACACCCGAGACGCCTTGACCGTGTGGCGCCAGCTTCTAGCCGGTGAGCGCGTACGGATGCCCGGTGCCGACCTATACCGTGCCGACCTGAGCGGTGCCGACCTGAGCGGTGCCGACCTATACCGTGCCGACCTGAGCGGTGCCGACCTGAGCCGTGCCAACCTGAGCCGTGCCGACCTGAGCGGTGCCGACCTGAGCGGTGCCGACCTATACCGTGCCGACCTGAGCCGTGCCGACCTGAGCCGTGCCAACCTGAGCGGTGCCGACCTGAGCGGTGCCAACCTGCGCGGTGCCAACCTGAGCGATGCCGACCTGAGCGGTGCCGACCTGAGCCATGCCGACCTGAGCAGTGCCGACCTGAGCAGTGCCGACCTGAGCGATGCCGACCTGAGCGATGCCGACCTGAGCCGTGCCGACCTGAGCGATGCCGACCTGCGCGGTGCCCACCTGCGCGGGGTGGACACCGGCGTCAGCGGGGAGTAGCAAGCCACGCCTTGAGGACGGCCAGGGTCACCCGACCCTGGCCGTCCAGGTAGATCCCGTCCGCCTTGCCGTCCGTCCAGACCGCAACCCAGCAAGATCCTCTCACGACCACGCTCGACACCTCGCGCGCAATGCCCTCCCCCCGCCCTGTAGTGCCCTCACAGCGCCCCCTGGCGCCCCCTCCTGCGCTGGGAGCGCTGACCGGGTGCAGGTAGAGGCTCCCGTCGTCCTTGACCCGCACAACGGCGCCGCAGACCGTACAGACCTGGCTGGTGACGTCCGACAGGACCCCCCGGGCGTAGGTCGCCACCGTCCCCAGCTCCAGACCGGCCACCGACCGGCTACGACCCGGCCAGACGTCGCCAGGACCCATCGGCCGGGCAGGCTGCCCACCCCGCCGCCCGGCTCTCCTGACCCCGGGCGCCTTGACCAACGACACCTTGCGCTGACCGATCTTGTTCGGTCCGACCGCTCGACCGACCGGCACGAACGGCTCGTGCCGGTCGACCAGGATCGGCACCCGACCGGCCACAACCTCGGCGTGATACTCCTGCGCGGCCTTGATGATCGACCGCTCGTGATAGGGGTAGCTCGACTCCGGCCGGTGCCCGGCGACATCCGGGCACTTCACGTTGAGGTACTGGTGCTCGTCGTGGCACAGGCAGAGGCGAGAGATCATCCTCTGATCCCCAGGTATTGACCGATGATCCTGTCGAACCGGGCCGACCCTTCCGGCACGGCCATCAGGTCGGCGACCTGACCACCGGTCAGACTCTCCCGCTCGACCGACGGGTCGACCACCCCCATCTGCACGGCGCGCTGCCACGCGGGCTGTGTGACGGGGTTCGACCGCCAGCGGGCGGCCTTACGGCTCAACGTCATCGAGTTGGCCTCGATGTACAGCTCGCCTTCGGCCATCGCATAGCCGATCTCCGGCACCGACCGGGCCACCCATGACCCTCCCTTGCCCTTGGCGTACCAGGCGACGTCATATGTGGTCGGCAGGGGGCCTCGACTCGGGTGGATGACCACGTACCCCAGCTCGGTCGGGATGAACCAGTGACCGGCGCGGCTGTTCAGCCAGTTCTGACGCGACCCACCGAACAGGTCCACGACATCGACTGTGACCGGCCCCTCGTGCCAGGTGGTGAGCAGGTCGCCGACCCCGGCCGCCTCCAGCTCCTCCATCGCCTCAAGGAAGGACTGACCTTCTTTCGGCTCGACCGGCTTGGACCCGGCCAGGGTCGCCAGCGTGTTCAGACCGGCCGCCCCGACCCCACCGACGAACAGGACCAGCGCCTTGCCCTTGCCAGGGTTGGGCCGAAGTCCCCGACCGATCATCTGCTGGGCCAGGACGGCGGACTGTGTGATCCGGGCGATCACCAGGACCTCGATCGCCGGGTCGTCGTACCCCTCAGTGGCGATCATGCAGTTGCACAAGACCTGAAACGCTCCGGCCCGGTGCCGGGCGTAGACCGCATCGACTTCGTCGTCGCTCATCCCGCCGTGTACGACGTCCGAGCTGATGCCTTCGGCGATCAGCGCCTCGCTGAACAGGTAGGCGCTGATCACCGACGGGGCGAACAGCAGCCCCTTGCGCGCTCCGGCGAGCTCCCGGTACTTGCTGGCGACGATCGACGGCGCCGGGCTGTCCTCGATCGCCTGGCCGATGTCGTTGGCCGAGAGGTCGCCGTTGCGCCGGACGCCGGACAGGTCGAGCTGTTCGACCTGGATCACCTTGGACTCGACGTCGGACAGGTAGCCCCGCCTGATGTGCCAGAGCACCGACTTGCCGGGGTCGATGGTCTCGTAGACGCGCCCGAGCGCCGTACCGTCGGTCCGCTTGCCGGTGGCGGTGAAGCCGACCACCTGCGCCCCGTAGTAGTCGATGATCTTCGTGTAGCTGGTGGCCGTGGTGTGGTGCGCCTCGTCCACGATGACGAGCCCGACGCCGCTGAGCTGTTCGAGCCGGGCGTCCTTGGTCAACGTCGGCACGCTGGCGATGACCAGCTCTGCCCCGACGTCGTTGTGCCGTCGCCCCTTCACCAGCCCCACACGCCTGCTGGGCATGATCCATTTAGCCTTTTCGGCCGCCTGGTCGGCCAGGCTCTTGCGATGGACCAGGGCGGCCACTCGCTGACCGGGGTGAGCACTCAGCCACTCGTCGGCCAGGTGGACGAACGCGACCGTCTTGCCGGTACCGGTCGGGCTGACCACGAGATGACCCCGTGACCCTGCGGCCAGGCTGGCGAAGGCCTGGTCGATCTGCTCACGCTGGTACTCGCGCAGCGGCAGGCGGGCGCTCATGGCTTCGACACCTCTCTACCGGCGACAACGGCGGCCATCAGCCAGGTGGGCGCCAGCCAGTAGACCCCCCTGTCGGCCGCCAGGAACGCAACGGTGACGTACAGCCAGACGTAGGGATCTCTCTCCCAGGGCTTCATCATGACCAGAGTCTACCAGGTTCGAGTCGGCTTAAGGTACTGCCCTCCTGGGACATCGCTCCCGGTGACGCTGCCCACCCCGCCGCCCCGTGGCCGTGCCCCCGCTCACCCCGCTCACCCCTCCCCGGGTGACGCTCCCAAGATCAACCCCCATTCCCCCATTCTTCCCCAATATTTCCCGGCCCCCCCACGCTATGTCATCCCCACACCACCCACATAAGATCAATTGGATGATATGGATACACATGAGGAGGCCAGAATGGGGGTTAATGGGGTAATGGGGGTTGATCTTGGACCGATCCCATCACTCTCTGCTGTCGATCCCTACGTGTTGTAACGCCTCAAGCGGTAGTGCGCCTTGATCCGGTGGTTGTCCCCCGGCGCCGGAGCATCGAACTTCTCCAACGTCGTGCTCGCGGCGTACCTGCCGACCCGATTGCTGAGCCAGTGCCCGAGCGTGCGCGTGAAGCTCGCCGTCCCCGCCCGACCCCACTTCTCGGCCAGATCGCCCGGCAGCACGGCCGGGTCGATCGCCGGACGCCCGTCCAGCCGCTCGCCGATCCGCTCGGTGATCTGCTTCACCGTGAACGCCTTCTCGCCGAACACTCGCTCCAGCTCCACGAGGAAGTCAGCCCAGTCGAGATCGTCAGAACTCTCGGCCCGGTGCCGGTCCGCCTCCCCGGCCTCACCCATCGGATCAGCACCGAACGTCCCCTCGATCCCCGCCCACTCCAGCAGCCCCCTCAGCGCCGCGTACCAGTCCCCATAGTCGTCGGACCTGCCCGGCACCCCGCGAGGCGCTCCAGCCGCCACCCAGCCCCGCGCAACGGTCAGCAGGGCCGCCAGGTACTCCCCCCGGTGCTGCGCCATCCAGCGCGCCGGGTTGAGCTTGAACACCCGCGACTCCGGGTGCGGCATACGTGGGTCGATGGTCACCCAGAGACACCGACGGGCCAAGTCCCCGCCGATCAGCGCGTTGTTCCCGGTGATCGTCCAGAGCCGATCGTTGGGAACGTGGATCTCTTTCGAGTACCCCAGGTATCTGTCATCCCACATCGCGGCCGTGAGCAGGCCCTCCAGCACCGATGAGCGGATGGTGCCCCTCACGTTGTCGAACGTGATAACCGGCGAGGTGGTGTCCAACAGGATGGCCGTGATCGATTTCCTCAGTTCTTCGGCCTCCAGCGGCAGCTCGCTCCTCAACGCGCCACCGTGCAGCGTCCGGAGCATCCCAGCCAGATACCCCTTGCCCGATCCCGGCGACGGTGCCTCGATCACCCCCAACTGGTAGGGCGGCGGCAGCATCGGCCGCAGCAGCGGCGTGAACGCCATACCCAGCCAGTTGGCACGGTGGTGCTCAGCGACGAACGGGAACTCGGCAATCGGCTCTAATAACAGCTCAACAGCCCGTTTGACGTCCAGCACCGTCGGCTCGTCCGGCACTTCGGCCACTGTCATGCCCTTGTCCGGCAGATAGAGCAACCGGGAGTCCGGGTCGTAACCGGGAGTCCAGAGCACAGAACCGTCGGCCCGCATGACGGGCGTATGTGTGACGCCGGTCAGTGGGCGCAGACCCTTGGCACCTTCGCCGCTTCGCCCGGCGTCCCAGGCGTGTTGAGCCACCTGGAGGGGCAGCAGTGAGGGCACCCAGCCTTTCGCGGCCGTCCGAACCGTTCGCACCTCTATCTCGCCGTTCTCGCCCTCTACCTCTTCCTCCTTCTCGCCTGCCTTCTCCTTGTTCTTGCCGGGGTTGTAGCGCACCTCGATGCGGGCCTTGAGATCCCGCACCTCCAGTGGCCTTACCTGAGCAGGTCCGTCGTCATCGCCCTCGCCGGGCGTGATATACCCTTCCTCACCAACGCGAGGGGTGTGTACTAATAGGTCTCCACGACGGAACACGCCCGAGAGTCCCCGTTGCCCCAATTCTTCGCGCACGAACTCAGAGGCATGGGCGAGGTTGGACACGTTGATATAGATACGGCCGTCCCGACCTCGCTTGCCCGTATATCCCTCATCCGCCGTGCCAGATACTTCTGTGCCCGATTTTTCAGTTTCTAGCGAGAACTCCGAAATACCCGGGGCCTTTGCCTTTCGCGCCGGAGGCCACGAATACGCCTCCACCTCGTGATCCGGCGTCCGTGGCTTGGCCTTGCCGCCCCTGATGCCGCTCTTGATCGTCTTGGTGGCCTCGACGGCGCCGAGTCCGATCGCGTCGGCGGCGTTGCCCATCTGCTCCCAGATCACCGTCTCCCAGTCGTCGGGAACCCCCTGGCAGCCGATCAGGGTGGCGCAGGCGAACACGGCCTTGTTCAGCGCCTCGTTGCGATCGCCCGCGCCGGACTCCAGCAGCCAGGCGAGCTCGCGCTCCAGGATCGTGCCCGCCAGCACGGCCAGCTCTTGATCGGTCCAGTCACCACCGTCACTTGCTCCGCTACACTCCACCTCTGGCGCCCGACTGGGCCGCGACCCGGTGCCGATGCCGCCCGGGACCGGTCGGTCGGGCGCCACCAGCTCCAGCAGCCAGCCCGGTGCCTGCGCCAGCAGCACCTTGCGCGTCGGTCCCGAGTACCCAGGTGTCGGCGGCGCGGCGATCTGCCCGCCGTTGCCCCGCACGTCCAGTCCTCGCGCCGGGTCGAGGCCGCCCCGCGAGTTGGTGATCTCCCGGTCGTCCGGCAGCTCGAACAGCAGGTGATAGCCGCCGCTGCGCGTCCGATGAGTGATCGTGCCCGGCAGGGCGCCGTGCTCCACCTCCAGCTCGGCCAGATACACGTCGCCACCGTGCCGTGGGTCGACGTCGAGCACCCAGAAGCCACCGACCGACCCGGTCACCAGCCCTACCCCGGGGGCGGGGTGGGCAGCCCACCAGGCGTACCACCGGTCGTTGATGATCACGGGCTCGGTCCAACTGGCGAACGCCGGGTGCTTGCCCGGCGAGCCGCAGTCCGCACCGGCCGGGCACGAGCACCGGCCGCTGGGCTGGATGAAGTGCAGGGGGATGGGACGCCAGCCCCGGTCGACGTAGGCCCTGATCGTGGCCATTTCGTCGTCGTGTCGGCGGCTCAAGGGTGACTCAAGTGTGCTAATAGGGTACGGTCGTGCATGGAGATGAGACCTCCTGTAGCGCAGGCACCCCCCGTCCGATCAACCTCGGCGGGGGGTGCGGCATGTTGTCCTGGGAGTAGGGGCTCAGTATCGCCCTCAGGTACCTATTCCGCTGCCGACTCCACCGGACTCGCCGCACCGTCGAGCCGCAGGCCCGCCAAGACATCCCGCGCGGTCTCCAGGTCGGAGAACCCGACGCTTCCGATCGGCACGCTGACCCCGGGCGCGCGGGTGGGCAGCGGTCCCGCCTGCTCCCCGACTGCGAGCGCCTCGTTGCGCCGGTACTCCTGCCACCGCTCCTTCTGGTACTCGGCCTGGATGGCGCTCAACCCTGTCGCCAGGGCCAGGCGCAGCACGTACGCCTGCGGCACGCTGTCGGTACTGGCGAGATCCTGGATCTCCTGCTTCATGGCCTCGGTCACAAGCGTGTTGATCTTGCTCTTGTAGACCGGCTCTGCTCCGGTGGGCACGGGGCACCTCCTTCTGTCGTGATCGTCGTAATCGTTGCCTGCCCGACCTTCCTACCTTCCGTAACTTATCAGGGCTGAGTCGGTTTGACCAGCCGACTCAGCTCTGCTAGGTTCTACCCATGACGAACACCAGCCCCACCAGCACCCCGCTCCAGATCCTCATTGACGAGGTGATGGTCATCGAGGCCAACCGCATCGCCGACCTGGAGAAGCTCGCCGACGAGCACAACACGAACAACATCACCCTGGACGCCCGTTACCGGCTCGTGACCTCTCTACTCACGAAGAACCGGCTGTACGGCATGGCTGAGTATCTCGTGGACGACGCCGCGATGCGTGCCCGGATGCTCGCCGATGAGGCCAAGCGGTACGCCGCCGCCATTCGGGTGCTCGAATCCGGCGTTAACAACCTCCTGACCGACGCTTACAACGACTACGTCCAGGGCTACATGGCAGAGGAAAACCGGTCGTGAACTATCCCCCGATCGACGCCATCATTCAGATCGAGGATCAGCGCGACGGCCTCATCACCGCGCTGGAGCGTGAGCTTCATCAGCGCATCAGGGTGATCGAGGGCTCCATCCATCCCACCAGCTTCACGGTGGTCGATCCGATGGACCTGGCCGCCTCCCGCGCCGAAGCAATTCAGAACGCCTTGCTGGATCACATCGACGCCCGTATCGCGGTGGAGCGGGAGATCGACACCCTCTATCGCCGGGCGATGGTCCAGTACTGCCCACCCGTCGAGCACTCCGAGCCCGACATCACCCCTTTCGCCTGGAGGAAGCCGGAGTGAAGTACCGAGTGATTTTCAACGCCATTGCCACGGCATGTGTCGAGGTCGAGGCTGACAGTCTCGAGCATGCGCGCAAGGCGGCCGAAAATGAGCTGCCCGGTGGGCTCTGCTACTCCTGTTCAGGCGGTAAGTACGACGCCTATTCGGTGGACATGTCGGACTGGGAGTCCACAAACCAGACCTTCACCTTCCGCGCCGAGCCCGACGTCGAGGTGTTCGAGAACGACAAGTGGAAGACAGTGAAGGACGCATGACCGAGCCACGACAGGCCACCGTTGACGAGCTGCTGGACGCGCTCGCAACAGCCCATTCCGACTACGGTCACGACTTACCCGGCGACATTAACTGCGAGTTCATCCTGTTCCCCGGGCATGCCGGTGGCATCCTGCAAATCTGGTTCAAGCGGACCCGTAAGCCTTACGGCAGTGAAACCGATCTCGCATCCACCATCGCCACGTTCCGTCTTGTCGGCATCGGCGAGTACGAAGAGACAGAGACATGACCGATCTCGAACGGGGGACAGTCGCCGCCTGCCTCATCGCGGTGGCCTTCCTCATCATCCGCATCTTCTTCCTTCTGATTGGACTGCTGTAATGGACACCGAAACCCTTCTCGGCGTGGACCACACCGCCGTCATCGCCATCTGCCAGGCCGCCATCGACGCAGCCCAGGCCGCGCTCGACGCAGCCCCGGGCGGTTCCTGCGGCTACCCCGACTGTAACCAGTGCAAGACTAGCGCCGTCTACGACGCATACGACAACGCGAAGCGCGCCGCTCGCCTGGTTCTCGGTCAAGCCATCCTCGCCGGTGGCGATCTTCTTTCCATCTGGATCGTGGACAACTATTTCGACGACTACTCTGAAGAGGCGATCGAGATCCTGAGCCGCTTCCCCTGCTCGCTCGATTCTCTGGATAACTACGCCTATAACAATTCTTGGTGCCCCGTGTGGCGGCGCGCCAAGGTCAGGGCCGTGCGAGCCGAAGTGCTCCCCCAGTACGACACGTATCAGATGGACGAGGAGGACTACGACTACTGATGAACCGCCACCAGAAGCAGGCGTTGATGGCTGGAGCCCTCGCGCTGGCCATCAGCGCCACCATCACATCGGCTCAGGCTGCCCACCCCGCCGCCGCTCCGGTCACGTCGCCCTGGACGGTGACCGTCCAGTCCCCGACCACCCCGGCCCACACCTACCCCCCACCCGGCAGCGCCTACGTCTGCCGCACTCCTCTCTGCCTCGCCATCGCCCGCATCCACGCGGCCGAGCAGGCACCGGCTCCGAGCCCGACGTCATGAGCACTGACCAGAGAAGCGACTGCCCTGCTTGCGGCTCCATTAGAACCTTCCGAGAGGACTGGGATATCTACGGCGCAGATACCGGCACCGTCACCATCTCTTACCGAGGTGGATGCGCCCAGTGCGGCGTGACCTGTGAGTTCGAGCACGACGTGCGCTTCTGGCCTATGCCATGAGTAACGAGCTGGCCGGAGCCGTCGGCACGATCCCTCTCATCCCCGTCGATGCCGCCCGTCAGGCAGCCCTACGTCTCGTCCGGGCGGGCCTGCGCCTGGAGCCCAACACCACGCCGCAGGCCATCGCCATCGACATGGCAGCGGCGCTGGGTCTCATCGCCACCGTCCCCGCCAACCCGAAAGACCGACGCGAAGCGAAGGGAGCTTCCTCCCAATGAACCGCAAGGAAGCAGAAGCACACGTCAGGGCGAACCTGGACACGCCACTACGTCAGCTCGCCAGGGAGACCGGCTTCAGCTTCACCTGGAACCGGGAGATGAAGATGAACATCAGGCACGGCATGGGCATCCCGGAACCCGACTCCATCGAGATCCGGCATCAGCGGGTGCGAGCGTCGCTGATCGCTCACCCCGAACTGCCCAACCTGGTCCACGCGCAGAAGGGGGGCTATCCCTCAGAGACGGTCGCTCGAACCCTCCGCAAGCAATTGGAACGGCAGGGAGTGATCGAAAAGACTGACGTCCGGCTGACCGTACGCGGCGACAAGACGCGCGCCATTCGTCTGCCTCTCCTGGAGGCGTACGCCCGACCCATCAAGCAGGTCACCCGCTTCTCGACGGTCGTGCTGAAACTCACCGAGGACGATCGCTTTCCCGCCAACGAGAGGGAGATCAGCACCAGATACCGCTCGGACATCGAGCGCGCCATCGCCAACCTCCAGGTAGCACTGGAAAGAATAGGAGAAGTCAAGTGACCATCGCCGCCCCTGAGTTCGAGATCGTTGAACTAACGATCGAGCTGGCCGAAAAATGGCTGGCTGGTAATGTCCACAATCGCAGCGTCCGCCCCCGTGTCGTCGCTCGCTTCGCCCGCGACATGCGTAACGGCAACTGGGGCATCACGGGCGAAACCATCGCGTTCACCGAGGACGGCAGGCTGCTCGACGGTCAGCACCGGCTATACGCTCGCGTCGACGCCGGAGACCCGCTGCCCAAGCCCGTCCTGGTCGCCGTGGTGCGAGGCATTGCGCCCGAAGCCCAAGACCTGATGGACACCGGCGCCGTCCGCACGGCAGGCGATCAGCTCAAGCTGCTGGGTCACGCCAACTCCGCAACCGTCGGCGCCACGGCGCGCTGGGCGTTCTTCTGGGACAACGACCTGTTCTACGGCAGCTCCGACACGAAGATCGCCTCACACGCCGACATCTTGCAGTACACGGACGCTCACCCATTGCTGGTGGCCTGTGTCCAGCAGACATCCAAGATGCGCGGCATGAACATGGCGCCAGCGGGACGCGCGTTGCTCCTCTACCTGACGATGCGTATCGATCAGGACGCCGCCGCCAAGTTCATTACCCACCTGAACACGGGCGCCGACATCTCCAGCGGCAACCCCATCCTCACCCTGCGCGAGACCCTGCGCCGTCACCACGACACCCGACGCACACTCACCGTGCCCGATCAGATATCGCTGGCCTTGAGGGCTTGGAACGCCTGGCGCTCCGGTCGCACACTGACCTACATCCCCATTGCCAGCAACGGCAGTGTCATCAAGGCTCCGATGCCTCTATGAGCCCCGAAGCCTGCTTCGCCGCCGCCGTCATCGCCTTCATGATTGATTACTGGGGGCTCGGGCAGAACGCCATCGGCGACCGGTTCTCCTTCTTCCTCTACCTCGCGGCCTGGGCCAGTGGGCTGGAGGGGACCGGCTTCGCTGCCGGTGCGGCCCACACCGTGGATCAGGTGCTCGCCAGCGCGAGCGCAGCCGGACACTCGGCGCCGATCCTGGTCGGCGCCGAGAAGACCGCCAGCAGTTTGCTGGCCCTGGGCCTGGTGCTCTGGACCTTCTTCTGCCTGCTTCCCACCCGGTACTCCAACCGCTTCGGTCGCGCCGCCCACCTCTCCTTCCGCTCAGGCGGGCGGGGCGGGGGTGGGGAGCCTGAGATGGTGATGCGTGGTGGCCGGGGTGGAGGTGGGGGAATGGGCGGCGGCAGTAACCACATCAATTGGAAGTTGCTCTGGGCATCGGTGGCCGATGCCACCGTGGCACCCCTACTTCTGCACGGCACGATCGGCGGCATCGTCGCCGGGATCATCGCCTTTGACACGTCCATTGTGAGCGGCCTCATGACCGCTTTCCTGTCCATCGGAACGGGGATCGCGTAATGACTATAACGATTGAGCAAGCAGCCCTCCTGCTGGCTCTGGACGGTGACGACGAGGGGTTGGAGAAGAAACTCCACCTGTTTATGGCCACCGAGCTGGAGCGGCTCGCCAACACCTGCGCCAACCTGGCCAACTTCATCGAATACGAGATCCAGCGCAGGAAAGAGTACTGATGGGTTACCTGGCTGCCCTCGCGGGGTTCGTCCTGTTCGTCTACCTCTTCCCGATCGTCGTCGGCCGACTGCGCCGCCTCCCCTCCCCCGCTGCGTGGTGGAGGGGGCGGCGGGCCGCCCGTCAAGGCTATGACCAGGACGTTGTCCAGGACACTGTCCTGGACAACCATGTCCAGGACATCAAGCCAGAAGGGGATGTGGATGTTGTCGAGCACGGCGCCGGACTGTACTCAGAGCCGTCCGACAACTACATCCAGCTCATCGACACATCCACCCTGGAGCGCAGAGAATGGCTGCGCCACGCACCGATCCCCGCCCCCGGCGAAGGACGTATCGCTTTCCAGGATGAGACCGCCGCCAAGTTCTCCGTCACCTCCCGCACCATCCGTCGAGACATCGCCGCACTGGAGGAAGAAAAATGAACCGCGAAATCGCTACAGACTGGGCTAACGACCTGCGCACCGAAGGAATCCTGCAAGGCCAGGGGTATCTCCGGCAGGGAGAGAGGTATTGCTGCCTGGGGAGGTTGTGTAACCTCTACCAGACGGCTACCGGTAAGGGGAAATGGGTCCCGCAGGGGACGTCGGCGGTCTACAAATTCGTCATAGGCGAAGAAGAACTCTCGGACTACTATGACGATCAGACCCTCCCCCACCTCGTCCAGGACTGGGCCGAGATGCAGGCGCCCAACGGTCGGTGGGACCTCTTTCACGCCCTGTCCCACGAGAACGACAACGGCGCCTCGTTCCCGACGATCGCCGACCTGATCGAGGCCCATGTGGAGGAGCTGTGAACGACCCCTTGAACGACAACCGGTACCTGAGCGGCTACTGGGCCAGCGTGGTGGCGGCGTTCGAGCGCAGGTTGGAAGCGCTGGACGATCTCATTGGACGGCAGAACATCAGGATTGAGGACCTAGAGGTCGGTCGATCGGCCGACAGCGCATCGATGCAGCGCCAAGCGCTGGAGATCAGGCGCCTGCGAGCGCTCGCCCAGCGAGCGCTCGCCCTGGCGGACGACACCCCACCCCGGGATGGCATGGACGCCTGGCTGGCTGAGCGCTCAGCGATTGAGCAGGCGCTCGGGTGAGCGCTCAGCCCGAGCGCCGAGCGCTCGACCAGGCGATCGACCAAGCGGCCAAGCAGGCGAGCGAGCGCTCAGGCATGAGCGAGCGCTCAGCGCGCGACGCCATCGAGCAGGCCGTGAGCGCGATGAGCGCTCCCCCGCTCACCGAGGACGAGCGGCGAGCGCTCGACAAGGCGAGCCGAGCGCTCGACTTCGAGCGCGACAGTATCGAGCGCGGGCGCCGCCTGCGCCGGAGCAAGAACAAGAAGAGGAGACGTCGATGAGCCAGGCCAAGCCGGAGCCGAGCACCTGCCCCTGCGCGCACCTGCGGATCGAGCACCCGAGGGCGGGCCGGTGCCAGCATCTCGACACTGACGGGCGTCGTTGCGACTGCCCCGTCTTCCAGGGCACCCTGATCAGGAGGTTCTGAGCGTGCTGGACTTCGCCAGCCGAGCGCTCAGCGAGCGCTCGATGAGCGCCAGCCAGCGAGCACGAGCGCTCGCCGAGCGCTCGTTCGATCCGCTCGTGCTCACCGCAGTCGGCGGGGTCGCGTTCGTCGGGAGCGCTACGCACGTCTATGAGCTGGCGAGCGCTCACGGCCAGCACGGTGCGAGCGCCTGGGAGGTGACCGCGCTCACCGAGGTGCTGTTCGCTTACAGCGGAGTCGATCTGCGGCGGCGGGCGGGCTGGTGGAAGGCGGCACCGGCCATCGTGATGCTGGCGATGTGCGGGTTCATGGTCTGGGCGAACCTGGCCAGCACCTTGGACCGCTCGACGGCGGGCCTGCTGATCGCGGTCTGGCCCGCCGTCGTGTTCGTGCTGAACATCGCGCTCGCCGAGACCCCGCGCGGCGAGCGCTCACAGAGCGCGCGAGCGCTCAGCGCTCTCAGCGCTCGCGTGAGCGCTGAGCGCTCGAGCACCGAGCGCTCGCCGCTCATCGCGCGCGTGCATGTTGAGACACCGCAAGAGGAACGGGAGCGCCTGAAGAAGTGGTTCGGACCGGCTGAGCGCTCGCCGAGCGCTCAGCCCGAGCGCTCGGCGCTCATCGGCGAGCTGGGCGAAGAGTGGCTCGAACCGGTCGAGCTGCTCCAGGGCGCTCACCTGCGCGCCGTCCCGCTCGCCGAGCGCCCTGGCGGGGGGGTGGGCAGCGCTACCGCTCGGGTGAGCGCTCGCCCCACGCCTGAAGCGCTCGCCGCTCACCTGGCGAGCGCCGACCCGAGCGCCCGAGCGCTCGCTGAGCAGCTCGGGATTGGAGAGTCAACGGCCCGTAAGCACATCGCTAAGTATCGGAAAGGTGAGCTATGACCAGTAAGGGTCGGAACGTCCGGCAACTCAAGCAGGCACTCAAGTGCCCAAAGAAACGCAAATACAAGGATCAGGCAGGCGCCGAGGCAGCTATTGAGCGCATGAAAGCGAGCCGTCCCGGCGCGTGGGACGCTTATAAGTGTCTGGCCTGTGATGCGTGGCATGTGGGATCACGCCAGTCATGAACATCACCTTTACCCTGCCGCGTGGGCACGCACTCGGAGTATTCGACGTTGAGCTGCCGTCCCCGCCGAACATCGGACACGCGGTGCGGTTCGACAGTGGCGTGTTCACGGTCATTGAGGTGACCTGGGATTTCTCGGTCATGCCGGTATGGGTATGGGTACGCCTCGCCTGACTCGACTATGATAGGGTAGGTTCATGACTAAGCTCATCTGTTGTGTCTGTATGTATTCAACAGTCGGAGAGGTGGAAGAGAGGACTCTGACCATCATAGATGGACACCTTGTTTGCGATGACCATGCAGGACACTTCATAAATATGAATAACCACTTTGCTGCTGCGCGTATCGCAGCGTTCAGAGAGAAGTGATCGCATGACAACTGAACTTGTCGTGATTGACGCCGATGTTCTGCCGATAGACACCGTGGAGGACGTGTTCCAAAGGAACAGGGATCTTCTGTTCGGTCTCATGGGTGACGTGAACTGCGCCGTCGACATCTATACCATTCCCATCGTGCTCCGACGGCTGGCTAAGGATGTGACCAGGCGCGATGCCATCCTCTACCTCCACGGACTCTGACGCTCCCACCTGGGAGAACGTTAGAGCAGGTATGCAACTGCTCATCAACGGCTACCCCTGGGAGGTGAAGAACCGTACCGGCAATGAGTTCACCCTCTACTGTCCATTGCTGGACAAGACGACGACGGGCAGACCTCGCATCACCAATGAGGTGGAGGTGATCTATCCCGGTCATCCGAAGTACATCACCGAAGTCAACCCACTCCCGCTGAGCACTAGTTGGGAACCGATAGACGAAGAGAAGGCAATGGCTGTCGTCTCGGTTCGTCTCGGCGGTCGGGTCATCGGTCAGCGGTTAGAGGCACCGCGACGCTGGATCGTTCCAGCGGCAGCCATCGACACGGAACAGCATCTTCTGAACCACCTCATCGTGTTTCACGATGCCTTCCTACCCGACCCGGTAGATAAGAATCTCTACAAGGCACACGAGGATGCCCACGCGCGAGAAGGTCAACAGTCCGCCACCGCCGTCCCCCACGAGCATGGAGAGATCGCTTGATCGAGTTCGACAGTCCGGGTGGCGCTACCCACCCGCCCCGCACGCCCGAGACCCTGGATGATCTCTTCGACTCACCTGGAGAGATCAGTTTCAAGCGGGAGATGGACCAGTGGAACAACCCGCTGGTCGAGCCCCCGCCCGGTGGCTGGCCGGACCCGCACAACCCCCGCTGGCAGCTCCACCAGAAGCGGTACGGCAACCGACGTGGGTATCAGCGGGTCAGCAACCTGGCCAACGTGCTGAACAGCGGCATGGGACTGACCATCTGGATGGCGAGGCACACCGCGCTCCAGGTGGCCCGCAACGAGCCGCTGGCCGCCTTGCTGGCGTCCTGCCGGTACCGCAAGGAGGACTTTGCGATCATTGATGAGGCGATCGAGGCGGCCAAGGTCGCGGGCATGGCTGAAGAGAAGTCGTTGTCTGCGGCAACCTACGGGACAGCGCTGCACCGCTTCATGGAACCGCTGGCGCCGCCGACGGCGCCGGTCAAGCTCCGCGCCGACATCGAGGCGTACCACCAGGAGAAGGAACGTAAGCGCGTTACCACCCTGGAGACTGAGGTCTACGTCATCAACGATGAGCTGGAGACGGTCGGTACGTTCGATGAGCTGGACGTGGCGCCCGTCTGTCCTGACTGCGGGTCAGTGAAGCTGAGCGCGCGGCGTGAGCTGAACGAGTCGAACGGCGAGTGGTACTGCTGGGCGTGCAGCTCGATCTTCTCTGAGCCGAGAGACGCCGTCATGATCGGGGACAAGAAGACGGGCAAGCTGCACCTGTTGGAGCAGTCGATTCAACTGGCCACCTACGCCAACTCGGTCCGGTACGATCCGATGACGGGCGAGCGGTCCCCGATCCACCCCAACCTCTCGCTGGACTGGGCGATCCTTGCCCATATCCCGCTCGGTAGTGGCCAGTGCACGCTGTACCCGGTCGACATCAAGGCCGGGTACGTCATGGCCAAGGTCGCCGTCGCTGCCCGTGAGGGCAGGCGCACGGAGAAGGACCTGTTTAGTCTATGGGACGACTTGCGGCTCTGACTCTGCTCTGATAGGTTCGTTCTGTCGCACCAACCTGGCGTTAACCAAGACAAAAAGTCCCCAAGATTAAGGATCAAAGTGACCGAGACTGATATCGAGAACCCGTTCGGCGACACGGACGAGGACAACCCGTTCAATTCCCCGGGCGCCACGGGCGTCAAGCTCCCCACGTTCCAGCAGTTCTTGGGCCGTCTCTGCATCTTCGAGAACCACCCGAAGCTGGAGAAGCAGCAGATGGACTTCGCCTCCTCGCGGGGACAGAAGGCCATCCCGGAGTACGTGACTCGGTTGTCCGTCGACATCACCGTGCTGGACGGTGAGCCCTTCACGTACAAGCAGAAGGGTCTCGTCGGGGTCAACGACCCGGACGAGCGAGTGTATTTCGATGAGCCGATCGAGATCCCGCACTGCTTCAAGCTGTTCTACCTGTCGCAGACCGTGGTCGTGAAGCAGCTCCAGCCGACCAAGCTGTTCGCCGGGCGCGTTATCCAGCTCCCGAAGATCAGCGACAACCAGCGGGCGTTCGCCATCAGCGACGTCCCCGGCATCGCGCTGGAGAAGCCGGGCGCGCTGGCCGAACTGGAGAAGCGGTACACGCCGAAGACTCCGGCCCAGACCAAGCAGATGGAGAAGGCGATGGCCGAAGAGATCGCTCAGGCCAAGCTCGACTTCGCCGTCGCGAAGAACTTCATGCTGGAGCGCAACACGTTCGAGTAACACTGACCACCCCCCGCCCTGAGCTGCCGGTGCGAACCCTCGGCAGGGCGGGGGGTACCAGGTCTCCGACATGTCGCCTGCTTACTACCGTCCAGCCCTCCGGCTGGTTGATACATGCCTGGCGACACGAGGGGATGCGCGGCCCACCGGCCTACAGGTGGGGGAGCGCGACGGGAGCTATCCGGAAGGTGGCCCGGCACGGTGGTTCAAGCCCGCCGACGCGCACGAGGACTCCGGCCGTCCTGCTCAGAACAAGCCGGTGGTAACAGGAGGGGTCTAGTCATCCCCTCTCGCGCTCATCCTGGCCCTGCGTAGGGGTGGGGGATCTGCTGACTACGGCGGGGTTCGATTCCCCGAAGCGCACGCAAGCCAGGCGACGGGAGACCACCTGCCTGTCCCAAGTGGGGTGTCGCCATACACTCACGTATCGCACTCAGAAGGAGAACATCATGGCCGGGCGTCCCGCAGGATGGACCGAGCTGGACTCCCGCAAGGGCCAGCTCAAGAAGCTGAACGAGGAACTGCTCGACGCGCAGGCGCGCGTCAAGATGCTCACCGACGAGGCGAAGGTGGTCAGCGAGCGCATCGCCGCGCTGGAGTCCGGCGTGGCCACCGTCCGGCCGGACGGTCGGCGCGAGCGCCTCGCCGCCGCGCGGGCCGCACTCGCCGCCGCGCAGGTGGAGCTGAACGAGGCTCAGGACACCGAGACCGCGCCCGACGCCGCCTGAGAACACCGGCGTGGACAGCCACGTAAGAACCCGGGGCAGCGCAGCGGGCTGGTTGGCTGCGCATCGCGGTGGCCTGCTCCGGGTCGCCTGCTACTACCCTTGATCGGCCGGTCGAGGTACACCCCGCAGCCGGGTGCAGCAACGGTGGCGGGGTGGGTCGCTCACGCGGACGAGCCCGGCGTTGCCGCGCTGCTGGTGGAGGAGTTCGACTCTCCTCATGAGCACAAGAAACAACAGGAGGTCTCAATGGCAACACTCACGTACCACCTCGGATTACTCGATGGCCGCAAGGAGGAAGCGCCCAGGGAGATGAAGCTCGGGCACTGTATCCACGTTACCTACAGCGATGACCTGACAGAGGTAATCGCTCATTACGTGGTGGTTCACCGGCACGCCCGGCTGTTCCGTCGTGACCAGTGGTGCGCCGTGCCGAAAGGCGGTCACGAGTGAGCAACATCCGTAAGTCGCTCGCCGTTCTCGTCGGCGGCAGCATCTTCCTCGCTGTTGTCTTCTCTCTCTTCGTGAACTGGGTGCTCAAGGCCGAGAACGCTCAGTATGAGCGTCGGAACAAGGATCTGCCGAAATGACGGCCCAGCCGTGCGGCACGTACCACAACGGAGAGCTGTGTGGACGGCCGAAGTTCGGGAACAGCCCTCTGTACTGTTACTGGGATCGGGTCGCCCGAATGAGTGCCACCGATCAGCGCAAGGCGGCCGAAGCCCGGCTCGCCGTCGCGCTCGGACCGGCCCGCACCACCGTGCCGAAGAAGGAATGGCCAGCCGGTGAGCGCTGGTGCGCGGGCTGCCAGTCGTACGTCCCGCTCTGGTACTGCACCCGGCTGGCCACGGGCGGCGAGCAGCTCTCCCGCTGCCGAGCCTGCACCAAGGCCGGAGTCAGTCGCTCGCGCGACCTGTCCGTCTATGGTGTCGGGCCTGAGCGCAAGGCCGCCGTGCTAAAGAAGCAACGGAACGCCTGCGCCGCCTGCCGTAAAGGACAGGCGATCAAAGAGCTGGCGATGGACCATAACCACAAGACCGGTGCGTGGCGCGGCATCCTCTGTCAGACCTGCAACCACAAGGTGATCGGTGGCGCATTCGAGTCGGCCCGCATTCTCCTGGCCTGCGCCTACTACCTCATGAACCCTCCGGCCGATGAGGATTCCACCTGGACCCCGCCTGAGGATCTGGAGTTCACGCTCCAGGTGAAGCGCCGTGAGCCCAACCCTGACGCCGCCTGAGGTCGTCACCCCCTGGGCCGTCCAGCACAGGGTGGTCGCCTTATGGTTCGGCTGGAGCCCGAACTACGCCAAGGCGCTGCGCGAGGGCGACTCCAGTCCGGGGCTGCGCGAGCTGCTCCAGGTCCGTGAGGTGTTCGGCTGGTCGCTCGACGCCCAGGGGGACGCCTACCTGGCGGGCGACTATCCGGCCTGGTTCGACCACTACGTCAGGCAGTATGCGGCTACGCTGCCCACCGCCCCCTGCGCGTGTGGGTGCGGCATCGTGTTCCCCGGCCGCAAGTGGGGTCACCCGCACAACCTGAACTGGCTCTCCGCTCGCGTGCGCGAGGCGATGCGCACCGACTCCGGACCTGCCCTGCGCGCTCAGATCGAGGTCGAGCACCCGGAGATGCTCGACAGTTTCGACCGGATGCTCTGGCACCGCCAGGCGCTCGCGCGCAACGCCGCCCTGCGCAAGAGAGGGTTCAAGGTGTAGAGCCAGCCGCGAACTGCGCCGCTCGCTCAGCCGCCGTCAGGTCCCTGATGCAGACCACCCCGACCACGTACCGCAGGTCGCTCGGGTCCGAGTTGTAGATCAGCGTGCGCGGGCCGGACAGGTGCGTCTTCGGGTCGATGGCGCCTTCCTCGAACCGCTGGCCGGTGATGCGCACCTGCGCCCACTGATACCCGGCCGGGCATCCCACTGCCTTGCCGTTGGCTCTGGGCGGCGCGGGTGGGCTGCCCACCCCCGCCGCCGCATCCGTGCCCGACGACGCCAGCAGCAGGCCGATGCCGAGCGTCAGGCCGAAGACGATCGGCGCCGTGCGTCCGAGCTTCACGACGCGATCCCCGGGTCGCCGTGCCAGTCCGTGCAGTCCGGCCCGCAGTCCTCGCCGTGCGAACCGGAATCCCAGATCGGGCGTTCGAGAAATTCGCGCGGGTCTGGCGGTTCGGCACCCCAGGCCGTCAGGTCGATGGTGACCTCCAAGTGCCGGGGCACCTCCAGGCCCAGCTTCCCCAACTCGGCAGTCAGACCGGCGAGCGCCTCCCGATAGACCAGCCACAGTACGGCGCCGTCGGAGCCGTCGACCTGGGCGCGAGTGGTACTCGCCCGCCAGGAGTAGACGCAATCGCTCACGACACGACCTCATCGAGGCGATCGAGCTGGCGGCGCAACTTCGCGGCGAGCTCCCGCGCCGCCGCCCGCTCGACGTCCATCAGGGGACGCCGGTCGCGCAACTGGGCAACCTCAGCGAGCAACGTCGCCGCCTCCCGTCGAGCCTCCGTCAACTGCCGGTCGAGCGCATCCGGCGCAGCTTTCAGCCTGGCGATCACCCCGACATACCCCGCAGTGCAGCCGGGGCAGGCGCAGCGCTGGACGGCCCAGGTCGGCGTTCCCTGGTCGATGGCCTCGCGCAGCGCGAGAGCCTGCTTGCGCCAGGCCCCAGCGACGAGCGCCTTCAGCGCGGCGGCGTTGGCCTCCGCGCGGGCCTTGGACGCCTCCACCCGAGCCTTGTCGCGCTCGGTGCGCACTTGAGTGAGGGTGGCCGTGAGCCGTCCGCCCTCCCTGCGTGCTTCGTCGCGCTCGGAGCGTAGTTGAGCGAGGGTCGGCTCCCAGCCTACATACGGGATGGGTACCTCATAGAACTGATTCATGCCGACCATGCTATACCAGGATCTTGGCCATTGCCGCTGACCACTCGGCCGACTGCGCGCGGTCCTTCTCCCACAAGAACGCCCCGCCGATCGTCGGCCACTTCGCCTTGATCGCCGCCATGTTGGTCACGCACTGCGCCAGCGTCCAGTGCTGGGAGTCCGGCGCGATCATCATCCCGACAGTGATCTTCTCCACCGGAATCCCGGCGTCGATGGCCTCCTGAATCCGGCCTTCTGCCGCCCCCAGGCTCACGCTCGCGTCATAGAACTGCTGGCCGTACCGAGAGAGCAGGCCCGCCTTCTGGAGCCGCACAGCGACCGGCAGATAGGTGCTCACGTTGCCCCCGTTGGGGCACAGCACCGTCTCCCAACCCGGCACGGCGGCTGCCAGCAGGGTGCTGATCGCCAGCACGTCATCGCCGTTCAGCGCGTTCGCCTCGATGTCCCAGTTGAGCCCGCCAACCGTGCCGCCCAAGTCGTCGCGGTAGGCGAGCACGTTGTCCGCGAACAACTGGTGGTTGCCGGTCACCACGTTCCCGCCCTGGCCGCCCACCCCCGCCAGGACGCGACACCCGCCCGGCCGGGCTTGGAGCGCGGCGAGCTCGCTCGCCAGTTGAGACTGAGTCTCATTCCCCCAGCCGACCGGCAGGCCGGTGCCTTGCAGGAAGGCCAGGTTGAGCACGTTCGTCGTGGCCGGGATGCCGCTGGCGTGCGCGCCGTACCCCATCCACTGCATATCCCACTCCTCGATCACCGCGCCGGTCGGCGGGGGGATCACCACGGGGGGCGGGGTGGGCAGCGTCGTCAGCAGGGTGACGGCGAGGCCCGGCTTGGCGTTGGCGGTCAGCCAGGCGGCTGCCTCGCCGTGGCCGGACAGCACGTAGCCGTCGACCGGTACCGCTGTCGGTCCCGGCGCCGGGGCCTTGAACACGGTGCCGTCGAAGAGGACCGACGCCTCATCGCCGTACTTGTTCGTGATCGTGACGGTGACGGCGGGCCGCGAGTAGAGGATCATCTCGTTCGGTCCCCGGCCGCCCGGGTAGGTGTTGCGGCTGGCCGGTGGGTTGACAGCGTCGAGCTTGTGCCACACCTCGCCGATCAGGACGGCGACCGGTGGGTTCGCCGGGGTCGGCGGGGGGCTGTAGCTGACGCCGAGCGTCAGGTGGCTGCCGTCCGGGCCGACCAGGGTGCCGGTGTACTGGATGTCGCTCACTTGGTCACCGTCGGTCCTGCCGGTGCCCCAGGCATCGGCTCGTTCGTGACCCACCACACGCCGATGCTGGTACCGGCCGAGATGACGATATTAGCGATGTTGAGGGCGCTACCGGTGAGCACGCCATTGCTGACGAGCACTCCCAGCAGCGCAACGAGGGTCACTACCCATTTCCTGTACTGCGCGAACTTCATATCAACCTATCCAAACTTGATGATCATGGCGACGGCGATACTGGCGGCGGCAATGATGACGGCGGCGAGCTGGAGTGACAGCGCATTGCCGCCGCGCGTCTCCGTGACCTGTTCCTTGCCGCCCTGTCCTCTTGATTGTGCATCCCGTAGGTCTCGGATGTCCTTCTGAATCGGCTCCAGCGCCGCTGTCAATGAGGTGACCTGCGCGCTGGCCGCCGCCGCCACCTGGACGCGCGACGCTTCTGCGGTGGCGACGAGCTGAGCCGCCAGAGTGGTTGCCTGCGCTGCCGACACTTCGGCTGCGCGGTTGACCGCCCCGACGTCGACAGCCCTGATGGCGTCGATACGTTCCGTCTCCTTGACCCGCAGTAGTTCTTCGTAATGTGAACGAAGGTCGGCCATCTCGCGCGCGTGTAGAGACTCCTTCTCTCGCAGGTCATCCTGTCGCTTGACGGCCGCTTCCAGGATGGCAATGACATTCGCCGTCGGGTCGATGACCGGTCGTCCACCTGCATCGACCCCAGGTCCCGGGTTGTCCGCCATGTATTACTGACCAGGCGTGCGGCGTCCCGGCCAGCCGCCGTTGCCGTACCAGCCGAAACCGCCGAAGACGAAGTGAGCGGACAGGAAGGCCAGCCCCAGGTACAGCAGGTTGACGCCGTTCAGATCCACCTTGAACAGGCCCAGGATGAAGATGACCATTGCAATGAGTGCGAGCATCACGATCTCTTTCCGTTGATAGCGGCACGAGCATGGTCGGTCAGGTGTTGCAGGAGAGCCGACTCGGTACGGGCCTGCGATTCCAGAATCTCTTTCAGCATGCGCCTGGTGTCGTCCGCGTAGCCATTGCCGGTGGGCGCTGCCAGTCTGCGTACTTCTTCTACGTTGTCCTTTGACTTGAGGTATCCGACAATGATCGCGCCGACGGTGGTTATGCCAACGCCGATCGTGGCCCATGCTTCGGGCGACATGTTCACAAGGGGGCCTTTCAATCGTGCGGACCAGACGACAGGTCTAGGCGTCCGGTTCATTGCGCCCCCCCGAGCGGCAGATCAGTCCTTCTGTTTCGGTATATTCACCGGAGCCGCACCCCCCGGCGCGGGGTGGGCAGCCGTCAGGATCGACACCTGACCGGCCAGGTAGGTCACCTCAGCGACGAGCGCCTTCAGCGCGGCGGCGTTGGCCTCCGCGTCGCGGTACATCCGGCCGAACGCCGTCTGGAACGAGACCGGGCTGGGTTGCTGGATCTGGCCCGAGACGTCCCAGGTGGCGAACGCCTGAAGGAAGAGCTGTGCGTCGTCCTTGGTCACTTTGGTGCCTCCAGTACGTAGTTTGGCCACCGCTTGCAGGATGGCAGGTCGTTGCCTTGAGCGAGGACCTTGACCCGAAACCGGGTCAGGACAGGTGTGGCCGCCCCAGCTCGCGCCGCCCTGGTAGTGACAGCCAACGCCGGTACCTCCTGCTGTCGTCATGATCGCGTCAGGGACGCCGAGCGCGACGTGCCAGCGGGCCAAGGTGTCGATCTGCGGCTGCGTCAGCGGCTCGTTGGGGTACCCCTCGGTCTCGAACCCCCAGTACCAGGGGTTCGCCTGCGCTGCGTGCCACGCCTGCCGGTCAAGGCTCTGGTACTGCACGCCGTGCCCGTCCTTGGCCACCCACCCGTGCGCGAAGGCCCGTTGGCCGGGTCCCAGCGTCTCCCAGTACGGACCGGGATCACCGTTGCCGATAACGACGTGTAGCAGCCAGCCGTTCGGCGTCTGCGTGAACGGTGCGGCGTTGTCGGCGTAGGAGATGGGTCGCCAGACGGCGCCGGGCAGTCTTGTCATCATCATTATGTCCCTAGAAACTCGACATAGAGGGAACTTGCACCAGGGCCGCTGACCAAGGTGGTGGTGGTGACGCCGGACGAAGCGACAAGTTCAATGTAGTCCGTCGATATCGTTGACTGCACGAATGCTTCAGTAGTTACATAGGTGGGATTGATTCCTATGGCGAACATAGTTTTGACGGTCCCGGTGATTATACTTCCATTCTTATTGATTGTAACGCTCTGCCCCGTACCGGAGGTGGTTGTGGAAAAGTGAGCGATTCCGGTAACGCGATACCAGCCTAGCTCCAGTCCTATAACGACGCGAGAGGTGTTGCTGCTTGTCGAGTGCATGTTGTAACGGTCAATGACCTCGGTCGTGAAAGTAATAGGAACACTAGCGCCTGACGTTAAGGATTGACTGACAGTCTGAAACGCCATGAACAGCGGCTTCGCGTTGATCATATAGCTCAGGTCTGCTTGAGTCAGGGCGGTTCCCGTGGTGAATGCTGGTACGGCCATTTGCTACCCTCTTCCCTACGTTCCTATGAACTCTATGGCCATCGAAGCGCCCTGTCCGGAACCTCCCAGGCCGCCGCCTCCCACATTTGGCCCCAAGGTGGCCTGGTTGCCCCCGAACGCCGTTATGGCCATTATCTCGACATAGTCTGTAGGGCCAGTCGCTTGGATCAATGCTTCCAACAGAATGCATGGACCGTCGCTCGTAGACCTGGTCGCGGTGCGTCTGTAGCTAAATTGTACGATCACCCCATTCTTCCATATCCCGGCCTCAAAGGAGACGCCAGTAGAGCCGGGACTACCTATCGCGACGTGTCCAGTGACGCGATACCAGCCTAGCTCCCGCCCTATCGTGACTTGCGGGGAACTACCTGAGTGCATGTTGTAACGGTCAACGACCTCCGTGTCGAGGATAATTGCAGTCAAGCCCGAAGTGGGGATACTTTGCGAGTAGAATGCGTAGGCTTGAAAGAGGGGTTTCGTCGTTATCATGTAGCGCAGATCGGATTGAACGATCGCGCCTCCCGTTGAATATGCCGGAATGGCCATTGAGTCTCCTACGTTCCCAAGAACTCTACACAGATCATGGCGCCCTGACCGGAACCAAGAGTGGATGCCGTGGTCGTGCCTATGTTGTTTTGAAATGCTCTGATCTCGACATAATCGGTTTCACTCGTTGACTGAACTATGGCATCTACGTTTGCCGTTGGGAAGGTGCCCGCAGGTCCGGAAGCGTTGCTAGTAGTATAGTCCGACACAATTCCGTTGTATCCATTTAGAGCTACCCATGCCGCTATGCCAGTTGTCACAGTTACCGAGAATGCTACGAATCCAGTAACGCGATACCATCCCAGCGCGTGCCCTATAGAAACCTGAGATGAACCAGGTGAATGCATGGCGCCACGATCTATAATCTCTACGTCAATACCAAGAGGCTGGTTAAGTAGTGGGGAAAATGGTCCTTGAGAAGCAGAGGCGTACCCCATAAAAAGGGGCTTCGTTGCCATCATGTAGAGCAAGTCCGCGCTGACGATAGGGCTACCGGCTGGAAACGTTGGAACGGCCACGTCTGCCTCCTATCAGTACGTTGACAATAGGGTACCGATAAGACCGGTGCCAATAAGACCTGCCTGGAACGGGTGGGCTGGCTCCAGGGTCATGGAGACAATGATTCCCGTCTCCGGACTGGAGGACCACGTCATCGCCTCGATGAAGAAATCCAGCAGGGTCGTGAACGCTGGTGCTCGACGGCGGACGGTAACCCGGTCTCCGATGCGTCGGGCAAGCATGGCCGCGATGATCGAGGGGTTGGCGCCCACATTAAACGCGATGGCAGAGACCCTCAGGCGCCCATCCCCATAGAGCAGGATAAGATAGTCGGCGAGCGACGAGACTCTGACGTAATCAAGGCTATTGATCGTGACGCTGATGTCGTTATTCTCGTAGTCGTTGTGACTAGGAACGGATGTCGTAGAGAAGGTCTGCGTATTGGTCTTTCGGTTGACCTTGCTCGTGTTATAGATATAGGTGGGGTCAAGCTCGATCTGGAGCGATCCATCTCGGTAGGGGATGTCTCCACTGCCGACAGGATCATCTCCGAACGTAACAACTCCCGCCGTCTGCGCGTAGTAGGCGCTGCGAGGTATGAAGGTAAGGCGTCCTTCGGGCGCTGAGTAGACGATCCCGCCGTCGGACGCTGCGAGTATGTCAAGTTCAGCGCTCATGTTAGATCCGCTAAGCGCAACGGGAGCTTCACTTGATCCCACGCCGTCAGGGAAGTTGACAGGACTTGCCCAGCCAGCCCATTTGACCACCTTGGCCATACGCTGACCTGGCAATTGCCCCTGAAATGCCTTGTATCTACTTGACGCTTGCGCCTGAGCCATGATGGTGGCTGCTGAAAGTGCGACAGGATAGACGGCGACATGGGCGATGTTGCCGTTAAGGGGAATATTTTTAAAGGGCTCGTCTAATCCCATGCTAAGAAATGTCAGAGAGGGAAGGGTGGCTTCGGTCGTTGGGCCAACGACAGTAGCCAAGCCGTCCAGGTACATCGTATGAGTGGTGGTGGTTCCATTGTTACTTAGCACGATAGCGGCATGATGCCATTCCGAATCAGCGACGCTGGCCGTTGCCGGAGTGTACCCACCAGAAGCGTTATTATACTGCACGCCACTACCGGAGAGATATCGAAAGTTATTGTAAACAGTGCCGCCAGTCTTATACATATAGACCAGTCCGGCAGAGGTTCCGATGTCTACGATGCGAAAACAAAAGGTCCACGTCAGACCTCCTACCACCCCGCCTGGAGCCGACGCGGACGGCCAGAGCGCCGTCAGCTCTCGTCCAAATCCACTAACAACCGTGAATCGAACCGAGGACTGATTGTCCAGGTCGGGAGAAGTGTTATCGCCGAAGACGCATGTTCCTCCGAAGCCGACTGCCGCGTTGCCACCTCCTATGTCGACCCATCGCGTATCAGCGCCGCTGGACCCGGAGTCAACGATGTTCGATATGCGCTGACCATAGACGGTAGCGGCCACCGGGCCGGTCTCGTTCAATTTCCAATAGAAATACGGGTTGTCCATAAGCATCTGTGACACAAGCGCGCTATCCATCGGCATCTTACTAGCAAGGGTCAGGTCATCGATAATGGTCAATGAGCACAGACCGTCGAAGCCAGCAAAGCGCCACGTTTTCGGGTATCGCTCGATGTAACCCCACCACATGGGATAGACGGTGGGGCCGCTCGTCGTATACGTGCTGGCCGAGCCCGCCACCTCAAGCTGTACCGAGTCCACGAAGATGTTCTGTCCGGCCGTCGTCGTACCCGACGGCGAGACGCTGATCGTCTCGCCGAGCTGGTCAGCGCAGGTGAACGTAGTGCTCACCCGCTGCCACGCGCCCGTGGTGGAGGTGCTCGTTGCGCTTCCGGCGTTGCACCTGATGGTGACGGCCGGACCGCTCGTGATCCAGATCCACATCGACAGCGTGTAGGTGTAGGTGCCACGCATCGGCACGCCGACAGTGGTTGCCGCCACCGTGGCGGGAGACCCGGCGCCGGTATGAGCTGGCCAGGTGACCAGCATCGAGTGCGTACCGTCGTGCGCCTGGCTGGTGGAGTTGGCTACCGTCGTCGTCCCGACGCCGATCCAGTTGCCGACCGTGCCGCCCTCGAACGAGCTGCTGTCGCCATAGCTGCCCGCGAAGCCGTAGGGCGCGCCCCACACGTTGTTCGTGGAGTTGATGATGTTGCCGGTCAGTGACCACATCTCAGCGTGCCGGATCTGCCGGTAGGGCTTGAGTTGATTGCCACCTGAGTTGTATGGCGAGCCGGTGTTCGCCGGATTCAGGTACTCCAGCCGATCCCACATCACCACTGAGCCCGTACCGGCCTCAGAGATGCCCAGCTCGTGCTGCTTGCCGACCTTGTGATCCCAGCTCAGCACGCGGTCCTCGAAGCTGTACCACGAGGTTGCCCGGCCGACCCCGGCGCCCGTGTCGAAGTTGGCCTGCCAGATGGCCATCGGCGCGTTGAGGTTCTGCACTCTGGCCATCAGGCCACCCGACCGGCAGGCAGCGAGAAGCCGTTGATCCCATTACGTTGCTGGTAGCGGAGCGTCTGTCGCTGCACCGAAGCTCTGATCTCCGTTCCGTCCACGTAGAAGTGGTTCTCCACGACGGGCTGCCCACCGCCGCCCGGCGCTCCGGCGCCGCTGTAGTTCACGTTGCCGCCGATCTTACCGTCGCTCATCATCTTGTTTGACACGACGTACTCACCGCCATGGACGATGGCCAGCGTGGGCGCGCCCTTGGCGCCAGGAACCGTGCCGCCCTCATCGAAATGGAACAGGGACCCCAGGCCGCCGCCCAGGCTAGAGATGCCGTTGGAGATACCGCTTGTAATGCCACTGAACGGGTTGCCCATATTCTTGACCTTATTGAACCCGTCGATCACCCAATCAATAGCATGTCGGATGGCGTTAATCGCCTTGATCACATCGCTGATCGCCCCAAGGGTCATCTTGACGATGGCAGCGCTGGCGAGAACAATGCCGCCGATAAAGCCACCTACGAAGATGGCGACTACGGCCGCGATGGCGATCAGGAGGTACTTGAACCCCTGTTCTAGCAGTTTCACCGTCGGCTGGTTATCGCGCATCGTCTTCTGAATGTCATCCCAGGCGGGCTTGAGCTGAGAGACAACGATTTTCCATGCCTCTTTCAGAATCGGCACAAGAAGATCCATGAAAATCTTGCCGAGCTTCTGCGCTTCTTCCCAGACTGCCTTGAGGACTGGCGGCCCGTATTTCTTGAATGCGTCGCCGACCTCTTTAATGACGTCTCTGACCTGCTTGTTGGTGTCGTACAGGTGCTTGAACCACATGACGAGAATGGTTACAGCCGCAATGACAAGAAGCACTGGCCCCGCCGCTATGATCATAGACGCGATCCAGGCGGCCATTGCGCCCACGGTCAGGATGGTGAGGGCGGTTCCCAGTTGTTCCGCCGCCTTCTTGTGCTTCTCCATCCAGCCCACAAGCTTCATGATGGCGTCTATAGCTTTCGAGACGTAGGGGATGAGGTCGTTACCGATCCGGATACCCAACGCCTTGATGCCGTCGCCCATCTGCTGCATCTTGACGCCGAACTGTTCGGTCGTCTTTTTCCAGGCGCCATCGAACTCGTTGGCGCCCTTGTTCAGCTCGGGATACTTGCTCTTGAGTCGATCGAACTGATCAATCAGGATGTTGATACCCGTACCGGCGCGCTTACCGAACAGCTCTGTGACGATGGCGCCAGTGTCTTTTGAGGCTATGCCCGCCGCTCGCAGCCTGCCGTGCAGATCGGTCAGCGCCTTGAGTAGACCGCCAGTGCTCATGTCTTGGGCAAGGGTCTTACTGTTCATGCCAAGGCGCCCCAGCGCCTTGCCCGCAGCACTGGCGGGTACTTCCATCGCCTGCATCGACATACGAAGCTGTGTACCGGCCTGCCTGCCTCGAATGTTATTGTCACCGAAGACCGCCAGGGCGGCTCCGACGTCCTGAATGGATGCGCCATAGGTTTTCACGGAGGCCACGACGCCGGTACTGAAGGCGCTTGCCAAATCCTGCATGGTCATGTCACCGGCACCGACGGTGGCGTTCAGAACACCCATCGACTGGTTGAACGTCTTGACGCCAGGAATGTTCGCGGCCAGCGCCGCCGTTAAGGCATTGGTGACATCCACCAAGTCAGCGCCGCCGACTCGCGCACCTTCGGCGGCTGTCCTCAGGACCGCCAGCGCATCGAATCCTTTAGCGTGCATCGAGGCGAAGTTCGACTCGACGTGATACAACGCCTCGGCCAGCGAGTCCGGGTTCTGCGCGACCTGGCCCGCCAGGGTGAGGACACCGTCTCCCAGTTTGGCAATCTCGGCCTGAGGAACGTGCGCCTGGGTGTTGAGCCGCTCCATCGAGGTGTTGAAGGAGGCCGCTGTCTTGATCGACTCGTAGGCGACGATGCCGAGCCCGATCGTCGCCATCTTCCCGAACTCGATGTATGCCGACGTCGCCGACGCGACAGCGCCGGTGACCGTCCCCATCATCGCCGCGCGCTGCTTGGCCGCGCTCGCCTCGGCGGCGATGGCGGCCTTCTCCTGGGCGGCCTGAATCTTGAGTGCCGCCGCCTCCTGCTTCAGCGCGGCGTCGTCGGCCGCCTTGGCGGCCAGCCCCTCGGCTCGTATGAGGTTCTGCTGTGCCAGGGCCGCGCTGTCGGTAGCGCTGGCCACGCGCCGCTCAGCCGCGTCAACGCGATCCTGCGCGGCGGCGACCTCATCAGCAGTCGCCGTGCTGCTCATCTGCGCGGCGTCCAGGCGCTCGTAGGCGACTACCAGCGCATCTGTGGCCGTTTCCAAGGACCGGTAGCTGTTGTTCGCCCGAACGGTCGCGGCGGCAACCTTGGACATCGACTCGTCGGCAACGAGCGCGGCCCGGTCCATCCCCGCCTGGAAAGCGACGATGTCTGCCGTCAGCAGGGCGACGATCGGAGTCAACTGGGGCATTAGACAGCCACTCCCGTTTCCCACGCCTCATAGAAGATGCGGTCGATCAGGCCAGCGTCAACGGCCTGCTCAACACCCTTGTGGAAGTAGGGGTAAGGCGGCTGGTTGTATGAGCGGCCGATCGAATCCGTCCCCGTGAAGCCCAGCTCGATGCGACGGGCGTACGGCGCCTGGCCGCTGTCCATACTGATCTCGTAATTCCAGCGCCCCAGACCGATGGACCCGGACAGGATCTTCATCTTGACCGAGTCGTAGAGATTGCCAGTCCGGTATGCCGGGTCCGAGCCGCCCGCCTTCGGCGGCATCGGCCCGCGCATGTTGGCCTGAATGGCTTCTTTGAGCAGGTCGGCGCCTTCGCGCGTGGCGATCTCGGTCCCACGCGCCACGCGCAGCCTCAAGGCGGCGAGCTGGTTATTGAACTCAGAACCCCCCTGGAGGGTCATCGTAATTCCCACCGGAGCGTCCTCTCTGTTTCATCTCGTCCACGATCGCGCCTACCATGAGAATCCACTCAAGACGGTTGGCCGACTCGGCGTCTACCTGACTTGGAGTCCAGTGGAACTTGTCGGCAAAGATCCAGTCTCGCCACCCCTGAGAGGGAAGCTCGACCTCATCGTATTCATTCGGCTCCGCCCTTCCCTGGAGTACCCGCTTTAGGCGGGCAAGCTTTCGGTAGTCGCTTTTGGGTCAGGGTTCGGCTCGAAATCCGGCGTAATGCCCTTGATGATCCCCGACGCCGCCAGGGCCAGCTTGTCGTAATCCACGGTGCGAAGATCGTCCAGTGCCTCAGTATTTCCAGCCTTGATCTGGGCGGGGGTGGGCAGCGGCGCCTCCAGACTCCACGACACGATGAAATGCGCCAGCAGGATGTCGGCCATCGACAGCGCCACTCCTGGACTGACGTCGGTTCCTTCCTTGACATCCATGTCCTTGAACAGTTTCTTGCGCTTGCCGGAGGTGATGTCGATGGGCTCCATCATCTCAACGGTCTCGCCGGTACTCAGTTCGATCTGCATTGCTCCCCGTTTCGGTGGTGATCAGGCGTAGGTGCCCGACGGCTTGGCGTTCTGGATGGTTGCCTTGAGGTGGGACAGACCGAGCGAGGCACCCGCGTCCGTACTGTTCGGCAGGCAGGTGTAATCGAACTCGTACTCCACCCACTGCTTACCGCGCGTCGTCTTTACCTCATTGATGCGCGTCACGGTGGAGTGAAGCTTGACCTGCACCAATGCCGCGCCAGCGCCCTGAGTGAAGTTGAAATCCAGAGGGATTTTCGTCCCGGCAAGGTAGTTGACGAGCTGCGTGTTGGTGTCCGCTACCAGGACGAGCTTGCCGCTCACCTCGGCCGCCCCGACGAACATCTGGTAAGGCGCCTGCGTTCCGTCGGCAGTGTGGATCGGACCGCCCTCGCGCTTGATCTTCATCTCACCGTCTACCAGGGTGAGGCTGGAAATCGAGTTGAGAGTAACCGTCGACAGCCAACCGGGCAGAGCGGCAATGGTGGAGTTGGAGTAGGCAGGCTTGGTCTGAG